AGTCCTGAGTAACCACACTCCCCTCTTCACACAAAAGAAACCATGGCAACTTACAAGCAAGAAACCGACGTTCGCCGATTCACCGCCAGTGCTGACACTGCCAACGGAGCCATCGTCCAGACCGTTGACGGCCTGGCCGGGATCGTCGAAGGCCTAGCCGGCGTCAAAAACGGCAAGGTTGGCAACGCTCGCGTCGTTGGAATCGTGACTTGCGACAAGGCATCGGGCACCGTGCTCGCTGCTGGAGCCCGAGTTCAGATCGCCACTGCAACGCAGCTCGTCACCGCAAAGGCGTCGGGCGCTGCTGATTCAGGCAACATCCTGCTAGGTCGCACCGCTGCCGCTGGTGCGGACGGAGCATTGACGGTTGATGTCGACCTGAACCGAGCCGCAGTCTAACCAACCACCATGGCCATCAAAGAAGCCGATCTGAAAGAATGGTCTGATCTCGAAGCAAGGCGATCCGCCATGCAGCGAGAACTCACGACCATCAAAGATCGGCAAGGCCAGATCGAAGAACAACTTGAAGCCGAGCTTCGCAAGTCCGGCAAGTCGAAAATCACTCGAAGCGGGTTCACTCTCGCTTTGCAACCTGGGAAAGCTTCCGTCAGTTGGGCCAAGGAATTCCTCAAAGCCATGGGCGATGAGGCAGTTCAGAAGCTTAAAGACGCCGCCGCCCAGACGTCGGTCAAAGTGTTCGTGTTGGTTCCACCCAAGCCACCCAAGGCCCCAAAGGAATAGATAGCCCATGGGGATGCTTGAGACTGGGACTGCTCACCTTGCTGAATCGATGACCAAACACACTGCGGTGGATGTCACGTACATCAAACGCAAGATCCAGAAACCAATCAAGGCCACGCGGGGATCGACTCCCTTCGAAGCCTCAGACACCGAAGGGCTCATCCATCGGACCGTCAGTCGAGACTACTTGATAGCCAAGACCGAATGGCCGTTCGATGACGACCCAGAAGACGGGGACCGAATCACCGACGCTGGCAAGACCTACATCGTTCGCTCGATGACTGGCCAGCCAGTCTGGCGATTTGCCGACCCTGGCGAAAACCTAATCCGTATCCACACCAAGCAGCAATGAGCCCGATTCGTCAACTACTCGCAGACGTTGTCGAAGCACTCGCAGCCGCCGCAGTCGTCGATCCGGAAACCAATTCCGCGATCGATGGCGATACGTTCAAAGTCGATTACTTGCCTCGGTTCGAAGTCGCAGACCTGAAAGATCTCCGGATCGTCGTCGCACCCAGGCAAAACACATCGACCAAGATTTCCCGCTCAACCCGGGAGTTTGAGTTCGGAGTCCAAGTTGCCGTCATCCAGACAGCGGCCAAAGACTCCGAGCGATTCGCACAACTGTTGGACCTGACTCACGAGCTCGACGACGCACTGGCCACGGCCACGATCGACGGGGGAGTGTGGTCGAGGTCCGAAGTCAGTTTGTACGACATCGACGCACTGGAGCGACACGGTGCTTTCCGCAGCGTGATCACCGCGTACTTCAAGAACCGATCCTAACCGAAAGAGAGAATCATGCCGAACAAGGGACCACGCGCAGGCATCGAGTGCAAGCTGTACTACCAGGTCACTCCAGCGGCCACTTTCAATGTCACCGCTCCGACGCTTGTGACCGAAGTCAAAGACCTCAATGTCACGCTTAACAAGACCCGCATCGACATTTCCAGTCGAGCGAGCCAGTGGAAAGCCCAGATCTCCGGACTTAAAACCGCCGAGATCAGTTTTGGGTACCAATACAACAGCGACCCTGACGACGCGGTTTTCACGGCCATGCGTCAAGCCTTTTTGAACAACACGATTTGGCACTGGGCCGTATTGGACAACACCATCGCGACCCCTGGTCCGTCTGGCACGCAGGGACTGACTATGCCTGGGGAAATCATGGAATTTCCAATCGATCAGCCCCTAGAGGACGGCATGGTGGTCAACATCGTTGTCGCACTGTCCAGGATCAAGATCGGTTCGCCAGCCGCGCTAATCGATCCAGCTTGGTTGATCGTCGCACCGTCGGCCTAGCCCTTTTGAATCACTGATCGTTTCCACCCAAGCGGAGTCGGCCATGCCACTTCCACGAGTCCGCAAAGGCAACGAAGTCGCGATCGATTTCCTGGACCACGGGGAATCGTCGCAAGGGCCCTTGGAATTCACCGTCTACGGCCGTGTGATTTCTCAAGACAAGAATCACATCGTGGTCGCTTCCTGGGTCTACTCGGATCCAGCCAAGCGATTCAAGCACGACGATTACAACGTTACCCAATTCACGATCGTTCGGAGCACCATCCGAGCGATCCGTTTTGTCCGCTAACCTCAATCCCAACGAAGGCAACTCGACCATGCCCAGTTTTAAGGATTGCGAATCCCGCTCTTGGGATCTTCGCATCGATGTCGACGTCATCCGTCGAGTCCGCACTGTATTTTCTATCGATCTTGCCAGGGCACTGGCGGACCCCGAAACGATCGACCGGCTCACTTCCGACATCGTCCTGACGATTGATGTAATCTACGAGATCTGCCGACCCGTTGCTGAGACGATCGGAGTCACTGCGGAGCTGTTCGGACGTTCGCTTGCTGGCGATGCTCTCGGCCAGGCTGTTACAGCATTTGAGGAGGCGCTAGTGGAATTCCTCCCGGAGTCCAATCGCCGGGCCACAGCTCGGCGAATCCTCGAGGCAGGAAAGGCACTCCAGAATCAAACGGCTCTTCGGATCACCAACGCCATGGACAAGGGGCTGCTGGAGAAGGGGATCCAGGAGCAACTGACGAGTCTGGATCAGATGATCGAAAAAGCGATGCAGAAGAGCGCGCCGAGTACTGGCCAACCATCCTCCGACTAGCAGCAAGAATCGGGATCGAGCCGGGGCCCTACACACTGCGAGAGCTGATGTGGATGGCCGACGAGATCAACAAAGACCGCTGGGATCGCACCAGTGACCTGATGACCCTGCTAGCCAACATCCACAGTCCGAAGCGAGCTCGCCCATACAGACGCACTGATTTTCATCCGTACCGCACCAACAGTCCTCCGCCGAGCATCAGCCGCGCCGAGCTGCACAATTTGCGAGACGGGCTCCAGGTCCACTATGTGACGCTACCAAAAACCGATGCAAATTGACCAACCGACCCTTCGACAATTGATCGCCAACGACCAGCATGCTGCCGCAGCTCTGGCCGAGGGCCGGTATGGGGACTGCGCAATTCGGTGCTGCGAGATCGCGCCGCGAGTACCGCGACCCTTGCCGCTGTCCTTCATGGGGATCATCGCTGTCTATCGCGACAATCTGCCGATGGGCGGAGAGGTCATTGCCGCGCTGCAAACGGTCGCTTACGTCAATCCGATCATCGGACTCATGGTCTCGTTCATGACGCGCGAAGCCGCCGAGGATGCCCGGCCAGACTTTGGCGACCCGAGCATCCGTGCCGCTTTGACAGCACCGCAACCGCATGGACTGGGACTCACACCTCAGCAAGCTGCTCCGCTGCTAGCCGCTGGCCAGCAGCCCGACACAATCACAGGCCGAGACATCGAGCTTCTAGCTAGCGAGGAAATCTAAGTAATGCCATCCTTGGTCACGAAAACCACGCCCGACTACACCACGCTCATCTCGCCTCAAATCGTGGCAACGGGAAACATCGAACTCGCATCCACCACGCTCGATTTGCGAAACGTGCCAGGGGCTTGGGTCGTCGGTTTTATGGGCCGTGGAAGCGCTGGCACTCCGACCCGCGCAGGATACTTCGCGATCCGCCCGACGGACAACAACACAGACATCGTCCCCACGACAATTTTCGACATGGTCGGCCAAGGCCCAACGACGGCCGCTTTGCTTGGGGCACTCACTGCTGATGTGTCACTCTCGCAGAATACGATCGCCATCGCCTCGACTAACTTTGCTATCGGCGACACCGTCTGCATTTTTAACTCTGGCGGAACGCTGATCCAGTGGAACCGCATTGCCTCGGGTGCGACAACATCCTGGACGATGGAGAGAAATCACCGCGTGCTCAATCTCAATACCAACTCGGTGACCAACCTCGCCGATGTCCGCCGAGTTTGGATCCCCGGCGGTGACATTTACGAGTGTCGATTCGTCAACTACTCTTCGATCCCCTACGTCGTCCAGTTGCTGGCCATCGTCGACAAGGGGGAAACCATCACCTAATGCTCGCGTACTACGGGCCGGAATGGGAAAGTCTGCAAAGCCGGATGGTCGGTCGTTGGTGTCCTTCGTTTTCCGGCAACACCGGATTGCAATTGCCGGACACGATGGGCCGGAATCATGGTGTGCTTAGAAACTTTTCGAACAACGGAAATCATGCGTATGTCGCAAGCCCGGACAGGTTATCGCTAACTTTTGATGGGTCGAACGATCACGTGTTAATACCTCAATCCGGTGTCGGACTAGCTCAATTTTCTTTGTTTTTTTGGGCTAGGCCATTAGGATCTGTCTCAACTCAACAAGGAATGTTTCAGTGGGCTAATACCATTAATTCTAATGTTCCCTTTGTTTTAATAACGCGGCAAAGTGGAAGCGTTACTCGTTTCTATGCGAACGGAGATTACAGGCAAACGGTTACCACCCCCTCAGATTGGGCGAACTACGGATTTGCGTATTCTGCTGGAGTTTGGAATTTTTTTCTCAATGGTTTTCAGGTCGGCTCTCACACTGGCGGACTGGCAAACCAAGCGAATGCGACAAATCTATATTTCGGCAGTGGTTTCCAAGTTTATTTTCAAGGGCAGATTGACGATGTATTGTTGATGGATGCCGCCCCCACAGCCTCCGAGATTGGTTTTATTTACGAGCAGGGCCGGGGCGGTGGACTGTTGCTACAGCCACCGAGACGACGCAGTGTCGCTGCGGTCATCGCCGCTTTGGTACTCGCGTGCGAAACGGGCAACTACAGTCTGACGGGTCAAGCAGCAGGCTTGTTCGCGAGTCGATTGCTTGCTGCCGATCAAGCTCAATACTTGCTATCGGGCAACGCGGCCAACATTACTGCAAGCCGCCTGCTCTCGGCGGATCCTGCCTTGTACACAGCAACCGGAAACGATGCAGCGACAATCTGCGCGAGACTGCTCGACGGCGGAGCTGCGGCTTACGCTCTAACTGGAACCGATGCTGGACTGATCGCGAATCGAAAGCTCACGGCGGAGCAAGCAATCTGTTTCCTGGCTGGCAACAATGCCGAGCTGCTGCGATCGCTCAAGCTCAATGCTGGCTCGATGGCCATGCAAATCGACAACTTTGCCGCGTCGCTTCTGGCCGATCGCAAGATCTCCGCCGACGGAGCCCAGTACATCCTGGTCGTCTCCGATGCAAATCTCACCGGCTCTGCGTCTGGAGTCGCCCCCTACTACTACCTGTTCATGATGCGAGGACCTCAGTAAATGGCCACCTTCAACAAGTTCCAATCGTTCGCCAAAAACGTTGCCGAAGGCAAGATTAACCTTGCATCGGATCAACTCAAGGTCGCATTGACCAACACGGCTCCGATCGCAACCAATGCGGTTTTGGCCGATCTGACTGAGATCAGTTACACCAACGCGAGTACTCGCAATCTGACGACCAGCAGCAGCACTCAGACCGGGGGAGTGTACAAGCTCACCGTGGCCGACCTGGTGATCACCGCTTCGGGAGGATCTGTCGGACCGTTTCGGTACGTCGCTGTCTACGACGACACGCAGACCAGCCCAGCCAAGCCGCTGATTGGTTGGTACGACCGGGGAGACTCGGTCACCCTGCTTGACGGCGAAACATTCACGATCGACCTCGATCAAGTCAATGGACTCCTGACCCTCACCTAATCATGTACAGAGCCACTGCCGGAACACTCAAGGTCTTCGCTTTCAACCGGACAACCAATGCTCCGGTGACTGGCGGTGCTGCGCAGATCACTTGCCGAGTCTCTCTCGACGGCGGTGCTCGTGCTGCCCTGGCCGATACCAATCCGACCGAGATGGAGGACGGCTACTACCTGTTCGATGTCACCGCAGGCGAAACCAACGGCATCACAGCAGACTTTTTTCCCGAGTCCGCAACTTCCGGCGTCCAAGTGATCCCAGTCGAGCATTCTCGCTATTTGTCGCTCGAGAATGTGATCGCCGACAAAACCAACACGATTCAATCGGGCAAGGTCTCCTATGCTGGCCCAGTCACCGCCAAAGGCACCGTCGATCAGATCGTCATTGGCGATGATTACCTCACGGCTCATGGAACGGCATTCGTCTGGACGATCTCCGCGATCCCAGGCATGTCGGCCGGTGCTGTCACGGTCCACTTCGGTGGCACCAACGGGACTCACCCATTCGCTGTCACCGGCACCGCTGCGGACATCGGATCGGGGAAATGGTCGCTCACCTGCGAGATGCCTCGAGCGACCTCGGGCGGACTGGTCCAAGGAGAGTACCGCTACTCGGTGGCTGTCCACAATGCGGCCGGCGTCGAATTGACT